AAGCCCCCGACGGTTCCGGTCCCGCCGATATGATCGACTCTCTCAACGATGACCTGTCGGTCTCGACAGCGCGAAGCGTCTTCGCCGACGCCTTGCACGCCCGTCTCGCGGAACTGCGGGGCCAACTCTGAAGCGCCGCATCCGCGTCTCCCTATGGGAATGCACGTGCTCTCGCTGCGAGCATCGCTGGCGCTCGGCTGATCTCCCCGCCTCCTGCGCGGCGTGCAAGTCCCGCTATTGGGATCTCCCGCGCGTGCGGAAACCCGGCGCGGGAGGCTGAGCGCAAGTCCCTGTGGCTCGTCGGGAGCGCACGCCCCCGAGCCGCAACCCGCCACGCGCCGAGTCTCTCCAAGAGTTTGGGATTGAGCGCCTGACAGGTCACGGGCAGCCCTCTTCGAGGCCGCGCCGGATAACCCGGCCAGCGAGCCACAGGGAGTCACGCGCCAGCCTCGGCAGCAAAGAGCGATTCCTGCCGGTCCTCGGCGTCTAGGTACTGAGTCGCCTGGCGGAAGTACGATTCCTTCAGCTCGACGACCACCGCGCGACGCTTCAGCCGCAGCGCCATCACGCCCTCGCTACCGATACCTCCGAAGGGCGACAGCACGACGTCCCCAGGATTCGACCAGAGCGAGATCGCTCGCGTGATGAGATCGAGCGGCATCGGGCAGATGTGCTTTTCGTCGTTCGCTTCTCTGGCTCCCTCTGCCTCCAGGACGTCCGTCTCTCTCGTGTCCATCCACACCGGAGAGGCCCACTCCTGCCACTGCGGGAGCGGGAAGTCGGCGTGCGTGTGAACCACGGGGGCGACGTCCTCGCCTTCCGCGGCCCACTTCCGAAACACGACGAAATATTCTGGGAGCCCCTGCCGCGAGAAAGTCGAGTCGGCGCGGAGCTGCTTGTAGAGCAACCCGTGCGCCTTCGTCTTTGTCATCTCCCGCACCGGGCAACGCCAGATCGTGACGCGGGAATGAAAGTCGAAGCCCGCGCCGATGTGGGCGCGAATCAGATCGCCCGGGAAGTCGCGCAGGCCGGCCGTCCCGCGCTGCGTCCGGTAGTAGACAAGATCCTTGCAGTGGACGGCGACGATCCGGCCCGGCTTCGTGATCCGGAACAGCTCGCGCGCGAGAAAGCGATAGTGCTCTAGAAACTCCTCGTCGGTCGCACAGTTCGCCATGTCGGCGGCCGACTCGTTGTAGATGTAGAGCCCCATGAACGGTGGAGAGAAGACGGAGAAGTCGATGCTGTTGTCTGGAAACTGCCCGAGGACGCTAACGCAATCCCCGCAATACGCGGCGTAGCGTTGCCCGTGCGCCTCGGCCAAGCACTGGACCGAGCCGTCGCGGGGCGGTCGCGGACAATCGCACGGGACGAGCGCGTCACCGTTCTCGGCTGCGATTCTTCGTAGCCGTTCGTGAGGACAATTCAGAGCCAACTCGGAAGCCTCCCCTCGTGTTGCGGGTCATAGGCGTGTTTGATGGAACTCTCGCGGCCGTTGGACCGCAGCATCGCCCCGACCATCTGTCGCTTCATGTCGGCGTGATCGTCGGCCTTGCGGTCGATCACGCGGCCGATGGCCTCCTCGCCCGGAGCGACGACGAGATGCACCTCGACTTCTTGCGTCTGGCCGAAGCGCCAGCACCGACGCACGGCCTGGTGCCACAGCTCGTACGAGAACGTGCGACCGACGAAGATCATTTTGTGGCAGTGCTGGAGATTCAGTCCCCATCCGCAGATCGACGGCTTTGTCACGAACCGCCGCAGCGTCCCGTCCAGGAACGCGGCGACGGTGTCTTCCTTCGTTTCGATGGGATCGGAGCCGCGAACCTCTCCGGCGTCGGGTAGCAGTTTCGTGATCGCGTCCGCTTCGTTGTTCGTGTCGCACCAGATGAGCCACGGTTCGCGGTCGCTGCCTACGATGTCCGCGACCACGCGCGCGCGGGCTTCAGAGGTAGACCGTTTGACCTTGAACATCTCCGTTGCCGAGATTTCGACGGGGCCGAACAACCCGCCGACGAGCGGGGCTGGTCCGTCTGCGGCCCGGTGGCGGATCACCCGGAACGGCTTCAGGTCGTAGCCGTCCTGCTCGAAGCCAAGGTCGCGCGGGTGATCGCCCATCCGGGACCAGCTCGCCATCCAATCCCAAAAGGCCAACGTCGCGTGGCCCTTGAGCCGATACTTGCCCATCTCCGTCTGGTCCGTGATGAACCATCTCGACAGCATCTCGTTGCTCGGCATGATCCCGAGGAAATCGGACTGCTGCCCTAATTCCATGTGATCGTTAGGGGCCGGGGTCGCGCTAGCCCCCTGTCGCCAGCGATGACGCGAGAACTTCTCACGCAAGGCGCGCGACGTCGCCCCCGTGAACGCCTTGAGGATGCCGGACTCGTCCAGCGCCACCGATCCGAAGGCATCCGGGTCCAATCGCTCGAAGCGGTCGTAGTTGCACACGCTGATTCCGGGCTTGACGTCGGCCTGCTCGCGGATCACGCGGACGTTGTAGCCGCAGGACCTGCCCTCGGCCTCGATCTGTCGCGCGACGGCCAGAGGCGTGAGGATCAGCCCGTGGCCGTTCGATGCTTCGGCGGCATAGTGGGACCATTCCAACTCACAGCGGGTTTTTCCAAGGCCCGTCCCGAGGAAGCATCCCCACGATCCAACGCGCAGGCCGAACTCGACGCAGTGCGCCTGAAACGGGAACAGATGGCTCGCGAGCTTCGGCACGTTTTCTAGGCCACGGGTCGGCGCGGCTACGGTCTTTGCCTGGAGGAAATCGAGATAGCTCGCCGCGCTCACACGCCACCCAACACGGCCTGCACGCGATGGACGTGCGGCAGATGCTCGCTCACTCCCTGGACCGCGCCGCGCCGCGTCCCGTAGGTCCGGCGGAACTCGCAGCGGTCGCACGCGAACAGCAGCGCGCCGTGTTCGACGACGGCGAAATGGACGATCCGGCCGCCGCCGGGCTGCCCCGAGACCGCGTGGCGCATGGCCTCCGTCACCGTCGGGCCTCGGCCTTGACGATCTCCACCATTTCAGGCCACGGGCAGGTCGGTTCGTGGTCGGGGACGCTCGCTTCGCAGAATACGCAGAGGCCCTGCTCGTAGTCGCGGCATTCCCAGCCGAGCGGCGACCCGGGAACGTCTAGCCGGAAGTTCCCTCCAACCCCGTTGACGGCGCGAGAGATCAGATCGCGAAGCGCGGCGTAGCTGTTACAGGCGCGGACGACGAACTCTGCGTTGACTCTGACTCGCTCTGCATCGTTGGAGTTCGATGCAAGCTCTGCGATGTAACCGTCTTCCTCGCTCGTCGGATCGGGATCTTCTGCTCCGTAGATGAAGCAGTTTTGTGGATCGGCTTCGACGCGCCACGGCCCCGGCGTGTGCTCTCTCACGCTCTCGCCTCCTCACGTGCGCCGTGGCTCCGGCGGCGGGGGCGCGATGCTCCCGGAGCAGGGAGGCCCTCGGACACGGCGCGCGTCAGGCGGCGAAAGGCAACCAGGACGTGCGACAGGACACGCTGCTTTGCTCGGAAGGCTTGGTAGTCGCTCAAGGGATCCTTTCCACGGCACGGTGGACCTCGACTGGCTTGCCGGCTTCGCGCGCCTTCCTGAGCGTGTCGAACGTCCCCGGGCTCTTGCCGTCCCAAAAGGCGACGACGCGATCCGCGGTCCTCACGATGTCAGCGTTACGCCGCGGGCCGGCACTGCGGCCGTAGCGATCCCAATCCGCGCGGAAGATCGTGCAGCCGAAGCGCATCACATCGTCGGCGACTTGGACGGCCCACGTATCCACGCCGGGGGCGCCGCCGCTGAGGACTTCCGTCCCTTCCGGGAGGCTGAGGACGTACTCGGCTACAGCACGCGGGTCCGCGAAGTGGGGCCAGCGGGAACCCACGATGGCGACGATCACTCTGTCCTCCCTGGTAGCGCGACGTGTCTACGGCGTGCGTCGGCGTAGGCCGCCTTGGCGAGCCGGGCCTCGCGCCTGCTCACGGCGTACCACTTGACCGTCGCCTCGAAACCGTCGGAGCTGCGGATGCCGCCGTCCACTGAATCCCACAGCCGATGCCGAGCGTAGGGCGCGCCACACATGTAGCACTCGCCCTGCGGCTTGCCGAGCTTGTGGAGCTTCTCGCGGGCGGTCACAGCAAGCCCCCGCTCATCATCTCCAGCGACATGATGGTCAGCGTCAGGTCCGTCTTCGCTCGGGACATCGCCCGAAGCCTCAGCCGCTCGTACCGCTCCGCTCCGATGTAGCGCGTCCAGAACTCGACCTTGGCGTGGTGGTCGCTGTCGACCCGGCGATGGCACGCGCGGCAGCCCGGCGCCCCGTTGTCCAGCTCGAAGCGCAGCGCCGGATACGGCCCCTTCGCGAAACCGTGCATGGCGTCGTGCCACGGGCGCTTACGACAGACCGGGCAGATGCCGCTCGGTTCCTTGGCTCGGATCAAATCGCGCCACAGGCTGTTGGCGTACTTCACCCTGGCGCGGTAGTCGCCGAGCTTGGCAGGGACGCGTCCGCGCGGGCGCCGGCCACGCTTCAGAGCGACGCGGCGGGCGATTGGATGATGCCTGGTCCTCACGAGGACGCCCCGTCCAATGCGAACACAATCCCGAGCTGCCGCCCCTCGCGTAGCACCCGTTCCAGGTACGCGCTCATCTCCTCGGAGTCGAGGTCCGCGAGGCTCGGGAGTTCCTTCATCTCTTCGCCGGTCAGCCGCGCGATCACGAGCTGAGGGATCAAGTAGGCGCGCTTCAACTCCTTGTGCATCTCGTCCTTGTCGTAGCCTGTGTACTCCGACCAGGCGTCAAGGACCGGGCCGAAGTAGGCGGCGAGCTGCGGATTCGTCTTGCTCTTGACGTGGCGGCTCACCACCACGTTGACGTGGCGGCCCTTCCACTTCGCCAGCCGGCCGCGCGTGGCGTTCACTTCGTCCGGGTGCAGCGTGCCCTTGTCGTCGATGGTCGCCGCGAACATGTAGCGTTCCTGTCCCTCGCTCATCCGACCTAGACCCCGCGCCTCATCGACTCGCGCTGGAACACATTGACGCCCTGGATGGCACGGACGCCGCCACGCACGGCCGCCCGGATGGCTTTCTCATCGGGAGCGCAGAACGATCGCGGGACCAAAGCCGCGTCGATCACCTCGAAGTCCCACACCTCGGAGAATCCGACCTTGCCATCCTCGGTCCTGGTCCCCTTGGTCATCTCGCGGGGCTGCGCCAGCTCGGCGGCCATCTGCTCGCGGCTCGCTTCCTCGGCGCGTGCCATGGCCTGCTGCCGCGCCTCGCGGTCGTTCGTGGCGTCGGCCTCGGCCAGCGCGCGCGCCTCCGCCTCGGCGGCTTCGCGCATGCGTCGGTCCGCCTCGTCTTTCTCCCGCTGGATGCGGGCAGCCTTGGCCCGGCGGTACGCAGCGATCCGGCGCTCCGCGTCTGACGCCTTGCCCATTCTGGAGAGCAGATAGCCGAAAGCGCGCTTGACCAGCTCGTTGACCGCCTTCACTTCGGCGTTGAGCGGGGCCACGCGTGCGAGCCGCATCGCCTCGGCTTCCTTCTCGACCTTATAGCTGCGGCCCACGAGCGCGACCAGGGCGGCCTCCTCGTTATCGTTCTGGACGGGCGCACCCTCGACGTCGTGGGCCAGGATGTCCATCGTCTCCCCGGCCAACAGCTCGAGCTTCGCCACCTCCCGCTCCGTCAAGAGCTTCATCGCTTCGTGGGCCGTCGCCATCGGCAGCCCGTACTTGACCAGTGCGGCTACGTGATCCTGTTCGGGGGGCGGGGCGAGCGCGGCCGGATCGGGCCAGCCGCGCTCCTGAAATGCCTGTGTGACCTTCATGAGATGTGCTCGATCAGAACGGCACGTCGGAATCGTCGGCCTGGAATCCATCGACCACCATTTCCGCGACCGGCGGCGGGGCCGGGGCGGTTTTGGCCTTGCTCTGCGGAGGTGGCATGATGCGGAGGCCACCGACGCGCTTGCCGCCGAACATCACGTTC